GCAACTTTTCTACATGATGTGTTTGCACAGAATATCCAACTCCGGTACCGCCTAACAACAAGAACATTGCTTCTCCAAATGCACGATGATCGTCAATTGGAAGATATGCACAGTTATAAATTCGGTTAGGGGAGATTTCAATAGGTTTTCCGCCAAATTGCAAACTACGCATTGAAGGCAATACTTTTTTATCATACACAAACTTGTATGCACTTCTGATTTCCGATTCTAAAGTCGGATACTTTTTAATGTGCATGTTCATGTTTCTCGTAACTAATTCTTCCCATGTTTCTCTGCGATTGAGTTCGGGAAGATACTTGGCATACTTCATGTATACCGTAATTTCACTCAAAATTTTGTTTGAAATCTCCATTGTTGTAATCTCCTTGTTGTTAAATATAAATGTTTATTAGACAAAAAAAGGCCGAATATTTCTATCCGGGCCTTATTTGATATAAATATGAATCTTATCCGAAATTTCCACCCAAATCCTTGAATCTTTGAGCTAAATTTTTCTTCATAATATTCTCACCTGACTTCATTGTTTGTGTAGTTTGCTTGCCCTGCGTAGTCTGTGGTTCAAAGAATTGAAACTGACCGTTATTTGTGTTAATTTTACTAGGCAAAGTTATACCATCCGGGCCGAATCTATTTTTAATTACGTGACCTCTACCGGTACCGGACATCTTATCTTCCACCTTACGAGAAAGTGACATCAAAAAGTCTGCAACCATTACTTTTCCGTAAGATGAAGCAATTTTATCGGCTTCAATAACATCCTCTTCTAATGCACTTCGACCTGCTTGAGACGCAGTCCATAGCGGAATAGAATACTCACCTGCCATTCCTCTTAACTCCTCGTAAAGTTCTTCTAAAGCCTCGTGCTTGTCCTTTTTTGCATTGATTTTCAAAAGGTCACCATAATCCACAATAACTAAATCTGGCTTCTTACCAAGCATGATTGTTTTTTCTAAGTGAGCTTTAAGTCCCATTACCCCAACTGACTTAGTAGGATAGTATTTAACAATTAAATCACCTCGCAAACTCTGCATTTTTTCTTCAACTGTTTCCTGATGATTCTTAAGACTCTGTGCATTAATGCCTGTTAATACCGAATCATACCGCTGTCCTACATAGTTTTCATTGAGCTCTAAAGTGTAATGTATAACTGTATGTCCGGCTTTAATTGCATTGGCACCTATATTAATAAGCAACCATGATTTACCAATACCCGCAGGAGCCATTACTACTCCTAATTCTCCAGCAGCCAAGCCACCATCCATTAAATCATCAATAACATCCCAACCCGTGGTTATAGTATGTCGGGATGCTTCGGCATATCTGGCTGAAATATTAATTTTATAATCCAATCCAATATTAGTATCAGCTCCAGCTTTCATGGCAGTATCAATTTTGCTTTTAATCTGATCATAGTTACCCATTTTGAGTAGGTTAACTGAGTCCATGATTGCTCGTTTAATTTCTTGATTCTTGCAGAAGTTCAAAATCTCATCTTTGACAAATGATAAATCATCTGCCTCCATGTATCGAAACACATCTTTGAGCTGTTCTAATATTGCTGTCTTTAATACTGCTTCGGGACCATCATCACTTAATTCAGTCAATTTAACTTTCAACACGTCCTTAGTAGGGGGAGTTTTATACTGATGAAAGTGTTGCAGTATGATATCTAACAACCAACTATTTGCTTCTGATTCAAAATAGTCTGCTCGTATAATATCTGCAATTTGCTGTAAAAATATTCTATCCGTAAACATTGCTGCTAAAACTTTTACCTGAAAGCCCCAGCCGTATTCACTTAATTTATCTGTCATGAATTTAATATATGATAGTTATATACAAATTCCAAAATTATTTCTTATGAGTTTGCATTGCAAATGCATTTAGAGATAACCATGTGCTATTCAACCAATCCGGAAGATTTTTCATAGTTGTCCACATTTTGTCTTCCATAAATAATCGTTGAAATTCCATTTTATTTAATGTTGGTATTTCTTGTTGCATGATACCGCGAATGGTACTAGCATTTTGTGCAGGAATGTTTAGCAGTTTAATATTCATGAGACGGTAATTTGTTTCAATGATATCATAACTGTCTAACACCTTTTGGAAACTTTTACCTTCTTTTAACGGAATTTTATCTGTGCATTTTTTCTGCAAATCTTCCAAAGTGAATTCAGTCTCTTCTGCTAATTCTGGAAATGTCTTTAATATTGTTTTAGGTCCAAATCCATCAACGCCGGCAATGTTATCTGAATTATCACCGGTAAATGTTCTGTACACGACATAGTTATTTGGATGTACACCAAATTCTTCAATCAATGCTGCCTCATCATACATTTTCTTTTTGATCGGAGACCAAACCTGCAGTGTCGGACTAATTAATTGATAGAAATCTCGATCGGTTGAAACTATTGTGATCTTTTTGCTTATGTCTTTATACATCTGTGCAATGTATGCAATAGTATCATCTGCTTCAATTCCATCTATTGCCAAAAAGGTTATCGGCAAATTATCCAGATATGAAACAAGTCGACTAAACTGATATCGCATTGCTTCTTGTTCATCTTCAATTGTAGCAAAGTTTTGATGATCGTGACGACGCAATCTTGTTTTATTGGCTCTGTTCGCTTTGTAATCTCCAGAAATCTTTTTGCGACGAGCGGAACCTCCTCGACCATCAAACACAATAACGCATCTGCTAGGTTTGAAATCACGAACTGCTTTACCTATGGAAAACAGGAAACCGGTAATACCACCGATATGATCTCCATCTTCATTTGTTGAGGGTGTTGCTCCAAACGCTCTGATAAAAGTATTCAATCCATCAAATACCATGATATGATCATTGACATCCGATGGACTGTTTACCTTTTCTTGTTGTAACTGTTTAAAGAGCTGTTGATACTTGTTCATTAGCCTTCTTCATCTATAACCGTTTCGTCTACAATAACATCATCGATACCACCGTCAATACCTGCTTGGTATTTGAATATGTAGGCATCACAAATTCTTTTATATAAACGATCCTTTACTTCTTTGTTTTCAATAACCTTATCTACAAAGTTTTTTGACTGAAATTTAATTTCACCAAACACTTCACCAGTTTCATGATCTACATCTTCCAATGTATAATGTGCACCTGACTGTTTAACGAGATCAAACTTCTTCATGATTTCTAACCATCCTCCGTAATTATCAATTCCAGAATCATAGTAGATATCGTAATTGACTTTGCGATGCGGCGGACCCATTCGATTCTTCACAACCTGCACTTCGGTTTTGCTACCAACAACCTGTTCTACTCCGTTGATTTTTGCCTTGATCATACCTGTATTCTTAAGACGCAATCTAACCGAAGCATGAAAAGGAATTGCCTTTCCGCCGGAGGTTGTCCAAGCATCGCCAAATGATACCCCTAATTTTGTCCTAAGTTGATTAGTAAAGATTAGACAAATATTTTCACGAGCAATCCAATTTGTAACTTTACGCATTGCTTTGGAAAGAATGATAGATTTACTTGTTGCGTAACCATCTTTGTCATATTCAGCAGCCATTTCAATTTTCGTAGATGCGCCCATTACTGAGTCGACTACAATCGTAACTAACCGATCCTTATTTGATTTTCGAACCTGTTCAACTATAGTTTCAATTGTTTCGAATATTTCTTCAATTGTCTCTAATGGAACATACAGCATGGTTTTCAAATCTACACCAATTGCTTGAAGAAACTCTGTGCTGGTTGCTGACTCAGTATCAATATATACTGCCAATCCGCCTTTTTTCTGGGTTTCTGCTAATGCATGTGATGCTAATAAAGATTTACCTGAAGCTTCTAACCCGGTAATTTCAGTGATTCGACCTACTGGGAAACCTCCGTTCGGTCGATTCGAAATTGCAAGATCAAGAGAGTCGCAACCTGATGAAATCCAATCCTTAACATTGCTAGGTGCATCTTCATCGCCATCTAAAAAGAATGCTGTTTTTAATGCCTGACCTTTAAACTGCTTGTTAATGCTTTCTGCTAAGGTGTTTGCTAACGCATCTTCCAGTTCTAGTTTGCTTTTACTCTTTGCCATTAGGCGCCTCCTTACGAATTAAATAGATCATTAAATGCTGATGCTACGTCATCAACTTTACCTGCTGCTGGCTTTGAAGCTTTTGCTGTTACTGTTGCTGGTGTTGCTTCTTCTTCATCATCGTCTGTGGATACATCAGAATCAGCATTTTCTGGATTCATCCATTCTGCCAATGCCTTTTCCAATTCATCATAAGTTGGTTCTGGAAAGATATCAGTGATTTGTGGCTGATTCATGATTTTCTCAGCAATTGATTTGTCCTCAGTAGCTGGTTGCGTGTTTGGTTTCACACGAATTGCTGTTTTAGGAAATGCTCCGCCTTCTGCTGGAGTGAATTCTACATCAATATCACGTCCATTCATCAAATCCGTAATATCTCCATAATCTGGATCAGAAATGATTGATAACAATTCTGTGTAAATTGTTTTTCCAAATCCCCAAAACTTAACGCCTTCAGATTCTTTACCGCGGATAATTACAGGAACATAAGTACGCATCTTAGGTTCAATTTTACGACCCATTAGCCATTCGTCTTTGTCGCCAGTCTTTTT